GGACGACCATCATTCAATAGAAAGTTACGGTTGTACACTTTGGCTAGGTTTTCTACCTCAATTGCAACACCTGCGGCTTCCATTGGCGTCATGGAGAGATACGGGTCTAGTGGGTGGGGACGCCTAATCCAAATTACGTTTTCTGGTGCGATTACTCGCTTCTCTTTATGTGATATGTCTACCTCAAAGCCCTTCACGAACTTTGAAACTGATGGGATAGGTGCTGTATTTTCTGGAGGAAGTAAGTGTAGAGCGATTGGCGTCCCATCGCGGGATCTTACTATCTCAATAAACACGCCACGACTGCTCATTAATAACTGAGCGGAAATTCTGTATCTAAAAGCGAAAGAGTTCTCGCCCATATTGGCGTGACTGTTAAATAGTTTAAGAATTTCATCGTCGTGTACGATTTGTCCATATGGGCTGTTATCCTTTCGGAATATTGCCGGAAGGCTTGCTTGGTTTGACGAGATTACGTCAATACACCTAAACACCCAAGTTACTTTGGATACACCGTCTCTATAGGCTCTTTGAATGTCCCATGCGTCATGGTATCCTTGATTTGCGCCGAGCGATGGACTGTAAGCAATGGGAGCGCCTACGGAAATCTTAGCTTTCTTTTCATCAACGTCAAAGGAAGCTGCCGACTTATTGCTTACATTCCACGCCATTATTCAGCTCCCAATAAATATCCATACGCACCGCATATTGCGCCTGCGGTTGCTAATCCTGCACCTAGGTTTAGTATACTAATACCAAGACCCACTAATATGATACACGATGAAAGCAGAACATGAGCCATGCTTTGGCGGGTGAATAGCTTTGACATGAACTTCTTCATCTTATTACTTTACAAGGAAATTGTCTAGGAGACAAGCAGAACATGAGTACTAACGAAACAGACTGGGATAAGATTCAAGAATTCCTACAGCCTAGAAGCTCTGAATACTGGGTAGAAGAGCCTTCAGTGACACAGAAAGCATTCTTGCGAAGTGAGGCTAAAGAAGTATTATTCGGTGGCGCAGCCGGTGGCGGTAAGTCATCTGCCTTGCTAATGGCAGCATTGCAGTATGTAGACGTTCCCGGCTATAGTGCTATTCTGTTCCGTCGTACATATGCTGACTTGGCGCTTCCCGGAGCGCTCATGGATAGATTTGTTGAATGGATGGCTAGTTATGAAGATGTACACTGGAACGCCAACCAATATACAGCTACATTCCCTAGTGGAGCAAGAATTACATTCGGTTATTTGAACAACGTAAATGACTATTTACGATATAAGGGTTCCGAGTTTCAGTTCATTGGCATGGATGAGGTAACTGAAATTAGAGAAGCAGATTACAGGTACATGTTCTCTCGTTTGCGTCGCCCTGCAACGGGTCCTCTCTCTAAAGTCCCATTAAGGATGCGTGCAGCAACAAACCCTGCACCCAACTGGGTGAGGCAAAGATTCTTGGTTGAGGGTAAGGAGACCGGTCGCATATTCGTGCCCTCCATGCTTACAGACAACCCCGGAATTGATCCAGACTCATACCGATCAGTTCTTGCTGAGCTTGACCCAGTGGAACGTAAGCGACTTGAATTTGGTGACTGGTGGACAACAAGCCTTGGTTCCATGTTTGATAGAACTAGCTTTGAAATTATTGAGCCATCAGAAATACCTGACATTAGCGACGATGCCGCTGTAGTTAGGTTCTGGGACCTTGCCGGAACCGAGCCGTCTCAGTCTAACCCTGATCCTGACTGGACGGTTGGGTGTCTGGGTATGTTCGATAAAGGAATCTTCTACATACTGGACATACGTAGGATTCGTGCTAAGGGCGATAAGGTTGAGCGATTCATTAGGGAGACCGCCGAGGAGGACGGTATAGAGACATCTATAATGATGGAACAAGAGCCGGGGTCGTCCGGCAAGAACCTTATCGACCAATATGCTAGATACGTTCTTCCCGGTTATGCATTCGGAGGGCAGCGAGCAACTGGTGATAAGTTAACTAGAGCTAAACCATTGTCTGCTGCTGTAGCTAACGGAAATGTAAGGCTCGTTAGGGGCTCGTGGAACACTGATTTCATTGACGAGATGTCAGCTTTCCCAGAAGCTCAGGTCCACGACGACCAAGTAGACGCCGCAGTACACGCATTTAACTACTGCGCAGGGTTGGGCATGACGCTAAGGCGCAAGATAGAAATTATTGTGTAGAGCGGCCCAGTACGGCGCATTGCCAGTGCCAGTAGCCTACAACAGGCCAAGTGATATTATTTTCATTGTCTAACCAACTAGTCATTGTGCCATCGCACGTAATCTTGTCAGTGTAAACAGAACAGTCTGTAAAGACGGATGACATAATACTGAACATGCGGTCTTCGTGGCAATTCCAGTGATGAGCCGCACCATCCCACCAGTCAGGAGGCGTAGCAGTATAAGCATCAGAGTTAATGAAAGACGTATAACCTCCGTAAACATCTTGGTGCTCCATTACAGATTCAACCATACTCCACGGCTCTTGATTTTTCTGCCAACGCTTAATCGTTCTATAGACATCTGGCCCAACCGCAAGAATGGGAACATCAGGCTTAGCAATCCTATTCATGTCTTCTAAAAATCCACCAACCTCGCTCCAATCCATGTGCTCTAAAACGTGGCCTAGGAAAATGGCATCAAAAGTATTGTCTTCAAAGGGGTATGGCTTTCCTGACTCAACCAACACATCGGGCTTAGTAGCATGGTCTTCCCATACATCGGTGTTAACCCAACCTGTGGCGTAGTGCGTACCGCACCCAACATTTAAATACCTCATTTAGAAAAGTGTCCCTTCATTTCGATTTACTTCTTTCTTTTTCTGTCTTTGTAATTCTATACAACCCGCGTGAGCCCATGCATCCGGTTCGTCCGAAAGCGTCACGGTGTTTGCTCCACCTGCTGCGCGAATTGGAACCCAGCCAAGTATTCGCTTGTAGCTTCCGGTTTCTCCGGCGTTTAAGAAATCGTCGCAAAATTCGCACTTAACCTTCATGTCACCATACCTTTGGTAGTTTTAGTTTAGCTCTTTGAGTAGCGCACTGAACTTTATCTTCTGACGGTAGCTGTAGTTGTCCATTTCTAAAGACTGCTGTATCATGGAGTCTTCATCCATGTTTCTGTAGTTATCGTAATAGTCGAATACAGCGCTAAGTATAGATAGCTTTGACATGCCGGTTCTCTCTCTGTTGTACTCAGCTCTGTAAAGTTTCTTTACCGTATCTATAACATCGTCTCTGTGCCTTAGTTTACGATTGGTGTCGGCATTGCTTATGGGCCACATTGCCTCCAAGGCGGTGTCGATTTTTTCCTCACTCATGATTTCTTCGCGGTGTGTTTCGAGTGTCTTCGTAAATTCACTTAACCACTCAGAGTACTTCTCTCTTACTTCAGCAGCTTCAGCCGTCCACTCTTCTGTGTTGGGTGTGTGTTTCTTTTTAACGAATGGCGATGCGTCCGTATCCAACCTGTAAACCGTTCGCGTTATTGCGCGGACGGGTGTAAAGTAATAACTTATTGGGCTTGTGCCGTCATGTGATGTCATGACGACTATGTACATTTTAAATAGCTCGCCTGAAATTATTCGGTCTTCACAGCTTATTACGACGAAGAACTTTCTCCCATTATCCAATATTCCGGCGCTGTCTACTTCTAACCCGTCAACGCCCGCTAATGTCAGGGCCTTGTTCACTATTGTTGAATTCGGTATTATCTCGTAGCGGCCCTTTACAACTTCCCAGTTGTCCATGTAACCAGTCTTGTAGTTGAATCTTCCAGTTACGAATCTATCCTCAACGGTGTGGAATCTTCCTGTAGTTAGGTTTTCAACCTGAACAGGACTAAGGACGACCTCATAGTCTGCTGAGGCCGTCCTTAGTATCTCCTGAACAGGCATGGAAGAGGTCACCTGCTTGGATAGCTTTGCCCAAGGGGGCTTAAAGCTACCGCTCATCTCCTGATCCGCCAATCTTATTTCTCTGATGGCGGTCCTTTAGTTTGTTGTAGTTCATTTCTGCTACTTCAGACATTGTGAAACCCATCTCGTGGGCCAAGGCGGCAACATACCACAAAACATCACCAAGCTCTTTGGCTACCGAAGTGTAAAAGTCTTCGTCGTAGTTGGAAGCGCCGTCACGTATAATCTTCTTAAGCTTATCTGCAACTTCTCCTGCCTCACTACAAAGTCCAAGTGTGGTGTAGGCAATTGCCGACTCATCTGGGTACACAGCTGTCTCTAGTGCTAATTCTTGATATTCATTAAATGTCATTATACTTGCTCCTTATGTCCTGTTGGTCTTTCTATTTGTATGTTGTCACCCGACGAAGATTCTATTGGCACCCAAGCGGGTGAGTATGAATGCTGTTTTATCTTTCTCATTTTAACCAATGACCCTTCTGAAAGAATTTCAAATTCTTCGGAAGTCAGCTTCATGCGGATGCGTAAATCTTCAGGGTCGTAATTTTCAAACTCTATAAGATCCTGAATTAGGT